CCGCTGATCGCTGAACCGGCTCCTTCACCAATTCCACCGCCGGCAACCGCTCCGGCCGCGGCATCGGCCCAGGCGGATGCCCTGCGTGCCGAGTATGCCGACCTCGCGGCGCTTGCCGCGCAGGCAACCAGGCTCGGCGTTACGGTCGATGCGGCCGACGCCATGCGTAAGGGCATCTCGGCGGATGATCTGCGCCGCAGCGTACTCGATGCTCTCGCGGCGCGCTCGGAGGCCGCGACCATCATCGCCGCGGCGCCGTCCGCACCGGTCGCCGGCGACAGTCCGATCGTGCGCCGCGCCAAGCAGCGCGCCGCAGCGGCAAGCGTCTAATAACAAGGAGCACCCATGACCACGCTGACGATGTCGCCGACACTCGGCGACCTGCTTAAGTTCGAGCTCAATGGAAGCTATTCGCGCGAAACCGTGACGCTCAAATCCGGCACGAGCTATGCGCTGGGCTCGGTGCTCGGCAAGATCACCGCCTCGGGCAAATATCGGCTCTCGCCCGCGGCCTCAGTGACGGGGGACGAGGGAGCCGAAACCGCGATTGCCGTGCTGCTGGGCGCGGTCGACGCGACGGGGGCCGACAAGACAGGCCCGGTGGTGGCGCGCGGTCCCGCCATCGTCTCGAAGGCGGCGCTCGTCTTCGACGCATCGGTCGATCTGACCGCGGAGAAGACCGCGAAGCACGCGCAGCTTTCAGCGGCCGGCATCGTCCCGCGCGACGCCGCCTGATCCGCGCTCACGCGTTTCATTCTCGTCCTCGTTTGGGCCTCGACGATCCTCGTCGGGGCCCGCTTCATTTGAAGGAACCTCCATGGCACCCATGATTAATCCGTTCGACGCCGGTGGCTACACGCTCGCGGAGATGACCACCGCCATCAACATCCTGCCGAACATCTATACCCGGCTCGGCACGATGGGACTGTTCCGCTTCGAAGGCATCACCCAGCGCAGCGTCATCATCGAGCAAGCCGAGGGTGTGCTGAACCTGCTGCCGACCGTGCCGCTCGGCGGGCCGGCCACCGTCGCCAATCGCGACAACCGCTCGACCCGCTCGTTCACGGTGCCTTGGATCCCGCACGACGACGTCATCACGCCGCAGGATATCCAGGGCGTGCGCGGCTTCGGCGTCGCCGACGCCGCCGATCCGCTCGCCACCGTGATGGAGCGGAAGATCACGCGGATGCGTGCCAAGCATGCTCAGACCCGCGAATATATGGAGATCAACGCGCTTCGCGGTGTGGTGAAGGACGGCGCCGGCGCTGAGATCTACGATTACTTCGACGAGTTCGGTCTTGCCCAGCAGTCCGTGGATTTTGTGCTCGGCACCGCTGGCACCAGCGTTCAGGGCAAATGCCGCGAGGTGCTGCGCGACATCGAGACCGAGCTCAAGGGCGAGACGATGAACGGCGTGCTCGCGCTGGTCAGTCCCGGGTTTTTCGACAAGCTGATCAGCCACGCCAAGGTCGAGGAAGCCTACAAATACTTCTCCTCGACCGGCGCGCAGCCGCTGCGCGAGGACACCCGCCGGCGCTTTCCTTTCGCCGGCATCGTGTTCGAGGAATACAACGCGACCGTCACGCTCTCGACTGGCGCCACGGAAACCTTGGTGCCAGCGAACGAAGGCATCGCGTTCCCGCTCGGCACTATGGACACCTTCGTCACTTACGGCGCGCCCGCAAACCTGATCGAAACCGTCAACACAATGGGCCTGCCGATTTACGCGCGCCAAATCGCGCGACTGGACGGCAGCGCCATCGACGTGAAGACCGAAGCGTCTCCGCTGCCGGTCAACAAGCGGCCTCGCTTGGCGGTGAAGATCCTGACGAGCAACTGAGCCGCGCTGATGGATGCGTTCGCGGCGGCGATCGACGCGCTGTTCGCCGATCCGAACATCGCCCGCGACGCTCGTTGGCGCGCGGGCGGCGATGGTGCTGGGACCGTCGTGCGCATCATTACCAAGAGGCCAGACCAAACCGCCAATTTCGGCGACAGCCGCGTCATGTTGCCGACGCTGCTGCTCGACGTTCGCCTATCACAGATCGGAGCGCCGGCCTCAGGCGATACCGTCGAAATAGACGCGGAGACTTTCGAGATCATCGCGACGCCGGTGATCGATAGCCTACGGCTCGTGTGGACATGCGAGGCGGCGCTGCCGGTCTGATCGCGATGCGCTTCACCTTGAAACACGATGATCTGACCGCGCGTCTCGGCGAGGTCGAGACCGAAGCGGCTCGTTCTGTGACCGCCGCCATGCGCGACGCGACGGAGGGGCTCAAGAGCGATCTGCGCGCCGGCGTCGCCGATGCCGGACTTGGACAGCGTCTCGCCAACACGTGGCGTGGCAAGACCTATCCGGAAGCCGCGATCAGCCTCGAGGCCGCGTCCTTTGTCTGGTCGAGGGCGCCCAATATCGTCGATGCGTTCGATCGCGGCGTGACGATCAAATCGAGCCGTGGTTTCTGGCTCGCGATTCCGACGGCAGCCGCCGGCGTCAAAGGCATCAACCCGACAGGCGCCATGAAGCGGATCACGCCCGGCGGTTGGGAGCGGCGAACCGGGATGCGGCTGCGTTTTGTGTACCGGCGTGGGCGGCCGTCGCTGCTCGTCGCCGACAACGCGCGCCTGAGCAAGAAAGGTCTCGCCCGGCCGAACGTCGGGCGCACGCGCGGCGGCGCCGGTTTCACGCGCATCAGTGGCCGCTCCACGGTCGTGGTTTTCATCCTGGTGCCGCAGGTCACAGTGCGGAAGCGCCTGGATGTTGCAACCGTTGCTCAGCAATGGGCGTCCCGCGTGCCAGGCCTTCTCGCCAGCCATTGGAAATGATCACGACACATGACGAGCAAGCGGGAACAGGTGCTCGGCGCCATCCATGCCCTGATCGCCGTAGCGCTCCCCAGCGCCGAGGTGAAACGCAACCTGGCGAAGCCGGAGCGTGTCCCACCAGGCGGCCTCGTCATCGTCCGCGATGGCGATCCCGGTGAACCCGAAGTGACGCTGTCGCCGCTAACTTATATCTATAGCCACCGCATCCCGATCGAGATCGCCGCCTACGAAACTTCAAGCGAAACCCGCGAGCACGTGCTCGACGACATGCTGGCCGCGATCGGTGCCGCGGTTGCGTCGAGCCGCACCCTTGGCGGCCTCTGCGATTTCATCGAGGCGGAAGCGCCGGCGACTGAAGACGTCGAGACAGCGGGCGCCCGCGCGGTTCGCTGGGCGGACGCTGTGATCGTCGCGACGTACGGCACGTCCGATCCGCTGAACTGAATTCCTTCAAGCTCGGGAGAACCTCATGGCACGCGCGCGCGGCGCCAATGCCGTCATGGCTGCGGCGTTCGAGACCACCTACGGCACCGCACCGGTGGCCGGTTACAAGAAGCTGCCCTTCGTATCCTGCGCGCTCGGCGACGAGCAGAACCTGATCGCCAGCGATCTTCTCGGCTACGGCCGAGAGCCGTTGCCGCCGAGCCGCGACGTCGTCAACAACGAGGGCGACGCCGTCGTGCCGGTCGATCTCCGCAATTTCGGCTACTGGCTGAAGCTGCTGATGGGCGCCCCCACGTCGGTCGACAACAGCGGCGTCATCACCCACACATTCGCCTCCGGCGCGCTCACGCTGCCCTCGATGGCGATCGAACTCGGCATGCCGGAGGTGCCGAGTTTCGGCATGAATGTCGGCGTTCGCGCCAACTCCATGAAGATCCAGTTGCAACGCTCTGGTCTTCTCAATGCCACGATGAGCCTGATCGCCCAGGGCGAGACCAAAAACACCACGACGGGCGCAGGCTCGCCGACGACGGCGGTGATCGAGCGGTTCTCGCAGTTCATGGGTGATATCAAGCGCGACGACGTCGCGCTGGGTCACATCGTCTCGGCGGAACTGATGTACTCGAACAATCTCGACAAAGTCGAGGTGATCCGGCCGGACGGCCGCATCGAGGATGCTGATCCGGCGATGGTCGCGGTGTCCGGCAACATCAACGTGCGTTTCGCCGACACGGTGCTGCTGGACCAAGCCACATCCGGCGATCCTTGTGAGCTTTCATTTGGCTGGCAGATCGACGCCGACAACGCGCTCCTCTTCACCGTGCACAGCGTGTTCCTGCCGAAGGCCAAGACGCCAATCCAGGGACCAGGCGGCATCCAGGCGGGGTTTGCCTGGCAGGCCGCCAAGGATCCAACCGTTGGCAAGACGTGCACGGCCGAACTCATCAATGACGTGACGGGGTATTGATCATGACGGACCAGACCGCGGCCGCAACACCGCTGCTGAAGCTTGGAGTCGGACGCGAACCGTTCTGGCTGGATGTTGCGAAGGGCGTCCGGCTCCAGTTTCGCCCGATCAGCGTGGCGGCAATCCTTCTTGCCCGAAGTGTGGCGGCCGATGCTCTGCAAGCGGGCGGTGATGATGCGTCGATCAAGGCCGGCGTCGCCTTCACGCGATCGCTCTCGCACACCGGGATAGCGGCGTGGGAGGGCATCGGTGACGCGGACGGCAATGTCGTCGAGCCGTCGCCGGACAATATCGACGCTCTGCTCGAGCACTGGCCCGTCTTCGACGCCATTGACCGGCTTTATGTCGGCCCCGCCCTCATTCGGGACGTCGAAAAAAACGTCTGATCGCCCTTGCCGAATGGCACTTCGGCGGGGGCGAGGGTTATTGCGCGGCGTGTTCCAACACGTGCGCGACCTGCCCTTATCGGGAGCAGGCGCCGCAAACGGCGGAAGGACGCGCTGCTTGGGCGGTGTTGCGCCGCTCCGCCGGCCAGGTTCGTGCCGTGATGGGCGGCGTTTACGCCCTGGATTTCGGGTCGGTCCTGCTGCTGGCCGACGCAATGGGCGCCCTCACGCCGCTCGTCGTCGAACTCATTCCCGAGATCGAACCCATCATCGTTCGCGGTTACCGCCGCGACACCGACTGACAGCAGCCGTCCGATAGCGAGCCTCCGCCAGCGATGTCCACCACCAGCGTCTCGATTCGCCTCGGCGTCGAGGGCAAGGCGGACGTCAAGCGCGCCTTCGAGGAAGTCGGCAAGGCGGGCCAGGATGCGTTCCGTGGCGTCGCTACCGACATGGATGCGGCCGGCGCCGCTGCGGATCGCCAGGCGCAACGCCTGCAGCGGTTGGCTGAAGCGGCGCGCCAAGCCGGGGCGGCCGATCAGTCGCAGCGCAGCTTCAATGCGGTGCTCGGTGTCGGTACGGTGCCGAAGTCGGCCCGCGAGTCGGCTTCGGTCTTCGAGGAGTCCGCCAAGGCGACGGAAGACCTGGCGGCGCGCACGGCTGCGCTCCGCGCGCAGATCGACCCGCTCGGCGCGGCGCAAGGACGCCTCAACTCCGAGGTTGCCGAAGCCAATGGGCTCTTCAAGGCCGGAGCCATCACCGCGACCGAGCAGGCGGCCGCACATGCCTTGGCGCAGGCGCGCTTCGATGCGACCGCCAAGGCGCTCGGCGGTGTCGGCGCAAGCGGAAAACTGACGTCGAGCCAGCTTGTCAACCTGAGCTACCAGCTCAATGACGTGGTGGTCTCGCTCGCCGGCGGCCAGCGCCCCCTGATGGTGCTGATGCAGCAGGGCTCGCAGATCTCCCAGATCTTCGGACCCGGCGCCGGCGTCAGCGGCGTGTTGCGCGGTGTATGGCAGGGGCTGACCGCGCTGGTCACCCCGACCACGGCCGTGATCGCCGGCATCGCCGCGGTCGGCGGCGCGGTGGCCTATGCTTATTACTCCTACGTCTCCTCACAGAAGGAGTTGGAGGTCGCCCTAGGCGGCACCGGTCGCGCGGCTGGCGCCACGGTCGGGCAGATCGAGCAGATCGCCGAGAAGTCGGCGTCCGCTGGCAGCGTATCGGTTGCGGCGGCGCGCGAGATGGAGGCAGCCTTCCTCCAGACCGGCAAGATCGGCGTCGCCAATTTCGAGGGCTTGATTAAGGTCGCCAAGAACTATGCGGCCACGACGGGCGTCGACATCACCGCCGCCACGAAGGAACTGGCGCAGGGCTTCGCGGATCCGGTCAAGGGCGCCGACGCGCTCAATGCGAAGCTCAATTTCCTGGACGACCGGACGCGTCTCTATATCCGGACACTATCCGACCAGAATGATCGCACCGGCGCGCAGCGGGTCATGCTCGATGCGCTCAAGGGCAGCCTGATCAATGCGGCGGACGCCGCGACCGCTCTAGGCCGTGCCTGGGACTTCGTTGGCCGGATGGCGTCAAACGCTTACGATGCGTTGGGTCGCGGAATGTCACGGCTGTTCGACGGCGCTCCGCTCGAGGAGCAACTCAAGCAGTTGCAGGCGACCCGCGAACGCCTGCAGGCGCTCATCGCCAACCCACCGACCCGCTTCGCCGCGCAGGCTCGCAATTTCAATACGCGGATGCTCGCCGACGTCGACGCGGAAATCGTTAAGATCGAGGCGAAGCTCGACGCCGTCCAGGCGCGCGCCAAGGAGGCCAAGGCGAACGAACTCTCGGTCCGGGCTGGTAGCGTCGCCCGGGATCTGACGCCGGGCTTCGACGAACTGACAACGCTAAAGGCGCGCGAAGCGCAGCTGCGCACCGCGCTTGACGATCCGCTGGCCCGGCAGAAGGTCGCCGATCTCAAGCAGGTCGAGACCGCCTACGACGCGGTCACGCGCGCGATCCTGACCTGGCTCGATCCCGCCGAGAAGGCGCGCCGCCTCGACGAATTGGAAATCCAGGCGCTTGCGGCCAAGACGCCGGCTCAGAAAGCCGCCATCGCCGAGGAACGCCGCCGGCTCGAACTCTCCGGCCAGGCCATCCCGGCCGCGATCGCCGAGGCGGACGTCATCCGCGCCGGCACCAAGGCGCGTGCCGATGCGACGCAGGCGCTGATCGACCAGTCGCGCGTGCTTGCGGTCAATGCACAGGCGACGCTGGCGGTCGCCGACGCCTATCTCAAGAGCGCAGCGGCCGCGCAGCAGGCAGAGGTCAGGCGCAAGGCCCTAACCGAGGCGGTACAGAACGGCGTTGACGTCGAGAAGCGCTCCCGCGAGTTGCTCCTCGAGCAAGTCGCCGAACAGGCGGCGCAATCCGCGAAGTCAGTACACGATCTCGGGTCTGAGGCAGCGGCGAGGCGGCGCGTCAACGACGCGATCGCGGCGGGACGGCTTTCCTCCGAGCAAGCCAACCAGCAGATGCAGGTCGAGCAGGCGCTACGCCCGCTGCTGGTCGCGCAATCGCTCGCGGAAGGCGATGCCAAGGGCACGCTCGGCCGGGTCATCGACGCGCTACGCGGAGCGTACTCACGCCTGCATGGCGAGCAGGCCCGCGCCGCGGCGCTACAAACAATTGAGGGACAGAAGAACCAACTCGAACTGCTGCAGAAGCAGATCGACCTGGCGGGCACCAGTGAATCGCAGCGCGCGGTCATCATCGCCCAACTGCAGGCCGAGCAGCAGCTGCGCCAGCGCGGCATCGATCTGGCCAGCGCCGAGGGCCAGGCCATTCTGGCCAATGCGGGCAGCATTGAACGGCTCAACCAGGAGCTCGCGCGCTCGCAGGGCGCCATGCAGTCGCTGCAAGGCATGACCGACACGACGTTCAATCACTTCTCGACGCTGATCGCCGAAGGCAAGACCGACTGGAAGTCCTGGGCGGATGCCGGACGCGCCGCGCTCGCCGATATCGAAAAGGAAATTCTGCGTCTTGCCGTGCTCAATCCGCTCAAGAACATGCTGTTCGGCACCAACCTGACAACATTGAACAACGTCGGCGGATTGTTCGGTAATCTGTTCCAGAGCTTCAAGTTTCACGATGGCGGGGTCGTTGGCGTCGGGGGCACTCCGCGCTTTGCTCCCGCCGCCATGTTCCACAATGCGCCGCGTCTGCACGAAGGCGCGTTCCTCTCGCCGGATGAAGTGCCGGCGATCCTGCAACGCGGCGAACGCGTGCTCAATCGCACGGAGGCCGCTGCCTATGGCCGCGACAAGCAACCCGCTCCGGTCATTCTGAACTTTGCGGTACAGACCCCAGATGCAGCGTCCTTCCGGCGCGCCCAGGGACAGATCACCGCCGACATGGCGTCGGCACTCCGGCGCGCCGAGCGCAACCTGTGACCGGCTTTCACGATGTGAGGTTTCCGGACGCCATCGCTCGCGGGGCGATCGGCGGCCCGGAATTCTCCACCGACGTGATCGCGGTGGCATCCGGCTACGAGCAGCGCAACGTCAACTGGTCGGCAGCGCGCGCCAAGTTCGATATCTCGACGGGCATCCGCACACGCGAGCAGATGGCAGAGGTGATTGCCTTCTTTCGCGCGCGGCGGGGACGCGCGTACGGCTTTCGCTTTCGCGATTGGAATGATTTCGAGGCGACGGGAGAGGCATTGGCGAACACGACGGACCCTTTGGTCTGGCAGTTGCGCAAGCAATACGCTTCAGGACCATCGTCTGAACAGCGCACCATCACAAAACCGGAAACCGGCACAGTCGTCGTCCGCATTGACGGCGATCCAGTTTCTGTAACCATCGACCATCTCACCGGCCTTGTGACATTCGTAAGTGCGCCGGCTGCTCAGCCCTATGCGGACTTCGCGTTCGATGTGCCGGTGCGCTTCGACACCGACCATCTCCCGGTGACGGCGGTCGCCTATCACATCCAGCAGGTTTCCTCGATCCAACTCGTCGAGCTTCGCGTCTAGCAGCCTTCAACCATTCGTTAGCTTGTCATGAAACCAGCATCGGTGGGGCTTGCCGCTCATTTGGACGGAGAGGTCACGACCCTCGCGACCTGCTGGCGCCTCCAGCGTCAGGATGGCTGGGTTCGTGGCTTCACCGACCATGACCAGCCGCTCCTGATCGATGGCCTGACCTACGTCGCATCAACCGGGTTCCTCCCCAGCGCCATCAAGTCGGGCGCCGACCTTTCTGTCGATAATCTCGACGTCGATGGCTTTCTCGACGACGACGCCCTCAAGGCCGAAGACCTGACTGCCGGCCGGTTCGACGGGGCTGAGATCGAGATCTTCCTGGTGAACTGGGCTGACCTCGCCCAGGGCCGACTGCTGCTGCGACGGGGAACGCTCGGCGAGGTCAAGCGCGCCGACAACCGTTTCTCCGCTGAAATTCGCGGTGTCGCCAACCGCCTGCAGCAGGTCTCAGGCAAGCTCTATTCTCGCCTTTGCCGCACCGACTTGGGCAGCGCTGAATGCACGGTCGCGCTCGCCTCACTAACCGATGACCTCGTTGTCTCGGCGGTAGCGTCCGGCGACACCTTCAGCGTGCCAACGGCACGGCCGACAGGCTTCTATACTTTCGGCCTCTGTACGTTCCTGACTGGTGCGAACGCTGGAGCGGCAACCGAAGTGCTGCAGCATAATGGCGAAGCGATCCAGCTGTTCACGGCGATGCCACGGCCCATCGTGATTGGAGACCAGGTCCGGCTCGTCGCGGGTTGCGACAAGACGCCGGAGACATGTCAGGTGCGCTTCGCGAACATTCTGAATTTCCGCGGCGAGCCCCACATTCCCGGCAACGACAAAGTTTTCTCCTACCCCATCAAGGGCTGATGTTCACGCGCGAAACGCTGATCGCCGAGGCGCGGACTTGGCTCGGCACGCCGTGGCACCACCAAGCATCTCTCAAGGGCGTCGGCTGCGACTGCATCGGTTTCGTGCGCGGTGCCGCCTTGCCGTTCGTCGGGCCCGTGGCGATCGATCTCGATTATCCGGAGACCTGGCATCTCTATCGCGCCGAGCCGCGCATGTATCTCGGCTTCAAGGAGCGATGCCAGGAAATCGACATCGACGATATTAGAGACGGAGACGTCCTGCTGTTCGGTGCGGGCAAGGGTCCTGCGCACCACTGCGCCTATGTGACGCCAGGTGGCGGGCTCATTCACTGTTACCGGGAAGCCCGCGTCGTCGTTGAGCAAGGGTTCTCACCGTGGTGGCGCGCAAAACTACGCCACGCGTTTCGGCTTCCTGGAATCGAGGACTGACTTGGCCAAGATCGTACTCACGGTCGGCGGCTATGTCCTCGGCAACCTGCTGTTGCCGGGATTGGGCGGTGCGATCGGCGGTCTCGTCGGCGGCTATGTCGGCGGCATCGTCGACCAGCAGCTGTTCGGCGGCACCCCAAGCCAGACGGTCTACGGCGCCCGCATGCAGGATCTGCGCGTACAGTCCTCGAGCTACGGAGCCGTCATCCCGACGCTCTATGGCAAGGGTCGGCTCTCCTCGAACGTGCTGTGGATGCGCGGCTTCGATGAGGTCGTTCGCACCGAAACGCAGACCGTCGGCGGCGGGGGCAAGGGCGGCGGTGGCGGTGGAAGCCAAACCGTCACCAACGTGAGCTATCATTATTACGCTGACATCGCGGTGGGCCTGTGCGCTGGGCCAATCGCGGCCGTGAACCGCGTCTTCGCGGATGGCAACGCCTTCGAGGACGACAAGGTCGGCGAGATGCGCGTCTATCTCGGAGACGAAGCGCAATCGCCTGATCCGCTGATCCAGGCAGTCGAAGGCGCCGATCGAACCCCGGCCTACCGTGGGCTGGCTTACGTGGTGATGGAGCAGCTCTACATCACGCCGTTCGGCAACCGCCTGCCGAACCTGACCTTCGAGCTCGAGACCTGAGCGGTGGCGCAACTTGTCCTGACACTCGCCGGTGGCGTGCTGGGCGGCGGCATCGGCGGCGGTCTCGGGCAGTCGCTGGGGGCGCTGTTCGGTGCCTATGTCGGCGGCATTGTCGATCAGCAGCTGTTTGGGCCTCAGCAGGACCGCAAAGCCGTCGAGGGCGCGCGAGTCACCGATGTCAGCCTGTCGGGCTCAGCTTATGGCCAGACTATTCCCACGATTTGGGGGCGCATGCGCGTTCCCGCCAACATCGTCTGGCTGCGCGGCATTCGCGAGGTGGTGCGGACCGAGACCGAGACGGTCGGGGGCGGCGGGAAAGGAGGTGGTGGCGGCAGTGCCGCACAGACGATCACGCGAACGACGTATCATTACTATGCCGACGTCGCGCTCGGCATCTGCCAAGGGCCGGTCACATCGATCTACCGCATCTGGCTCGATAAGACGCCGATAGACCCCGAGCATGTCGACGAGATCCGGCTCTATTACGGGGATGAAGGTCAGTCGCCCGATCCGCTGATCCAGGCGGTCGAGGGAAGCGACAAAACGTCCGCGCTGCGTGGCCTCGCCTATGTCGTCCTGGAGAACCTCTACCTCACGCCATATAACAATCACTTCCCGAACTTCGAAATCGAGATCTATCGCGGCTCGCGGCCGGAGGTCGCCGACGCCCGGCACCTGGTGCGAAGCGTCTGCGTCATTCCGGCGAGTGGCGAATGGGCCTACGAGCCGACCATCGTGCGCAGCCGCGTCCGCAACGCCAATATCAACAGCAATGCCGGGCGGAAGGCTTCAGATTTCGCGGTATCGATCGAAGGCCTCAAGCGCGAGGTGCCGAATGTCGAGTGGGTAAACCTGGTCTACGCCTGGTTCGGAACATCGCTCGACGTTGCCACCTGTTCGATCCGACCGGAGGCCGAGTATTCGATCTATCCGGACCGACTGCCTGACACGGCGCCTTACACCTGGTCAGTGATGGGGACCGGCCGGCCGGTCGACGGCGGTGCAGGCACCGCCTGGCCGCTGGTGTCGTCTTTCACCAAGCTGGATGGATCGACGGGACTCTATTATGGCGGGACCATCAGCGACGGCTCGATCGTGCGTGCGATCCAGCACTTGCACAGTCACGGCTACAAGGTGGCACTCTATCCATTCCTGATGATGGATATCCCGCCGCCCGATCTGTCGCCTTTTCCATGGCGAGGCCGGATCGGTGGCACTGCCGCGGACGTTGCTGGATTTTTCGAGCGACCGGATGGGTATCTTCGCTTCGTCCGGCACTGCATGTCGCTCGCTGAGGACGCCGGCGGCGTCGATGGCTTCATCGTCGGTTCCGAGATGGTCGCGCTTAACCGGATCCGGGACGGCGCCGGCGCATATCCGGCCGTGCCTTATTGGCAGGCGATCGCCGGCGAGGCGAAGAGTCGCTTGGGTGCCGATTGCATCGTCACTTATGCCGCTGACTGGTCGGAGTATCGCTACCACGATCAAGGCGGCGCCAATGTCGACTTTCCGCTCGATGCGCTTTGGGCCGATGCGAACATCGACGTGGTCGGGATCGACGCTTACTTCCCGCTCACCGACGTGCCACGCGCGATCTACTACAAGGCGACGATCGCCGCTGGTTGGAATACGGGCGAACTTGTTGACTACTACTACGCGTCGCAGGCTGATCGCGATCTAGATCGGCGTGGATTTGATCCGCAACGCTCCGCTATCGACGACCGATTCTATGCGATCAAGGACATTCGCTTCTGGTGGGAAAATGAGCACGTTCCACGCATAAGCGGCACGCCGACGGCACCAGCGACAGCTTGGGTCCCGCGCTCGAAGCCGATCTGGTTCACCGAGTATGGCGTGCCTTCGGTGAACTGTGCCACCAACCAGCCAAATGTTTTCATCGATCCGAAGTCGAGTGAGAGCTTCGCGCCATATTATTCGAACCGCGCCGTGGACCGCGTGGTTCAGCGCGCAGCGATCGAGGCGACCGAGGAATTCTGGTCGGACGTCGCGAACAACCCGGTCTCTCCGCTGAATGGCCGCACGATGGTCGAGCGCCGCTTCGTGTGGTGCTGGGACGCGCGGCCCTACCCGTTCTTTCCGGCGCTGACGAACGTCTGGTCGGACGGCGAGAACTTCCGGCTGGGTCATTGGATCGAAGGGAAGATCGGCAACATGCTGCTCTCGGAAATCGTCCGGGATCTTTGCCTGCGGGCGGGCCTGACGGAGGACGATTTCGACGTTTCAGCGCTCGACGACGAGGTCGTCGGCTATGTGGTGACGGAACGAAAGCCGATCCGCGACATGATCGGCGTGCTGCAGACCGCTTATTTCTTCGATGCCTTCGAAAGCGACGGCAAACTCGTCTTCGTCAAGCGCGGCGCCGGGACGCCGATCGTGATCGATGCGAACGATTTAGGTGCCAGCGAGAATGACGGCGACCGTTCCCGCATCAAGATCGAGCGCACCCAGGACACTGAGCTGCCGATCGCGATCGACGTCGTCCATCTTGACGAGGCGCGCGACTATCAGTCGTCGACCGCCACGGTTCGCAAGCAAGTCGGACGCTCCGAATCGGTCACAACCATCAGCCTGCCGATCGTGTTGTCGATCGAGCAGGCGCAAGCCATTGGCCAGCGCGCGTTGCGAGAAATCTGGCAGGGCCGAGAAGCGATCGACATCCGGCTTCCGACCCGAGCGGTCCGGCTCGACGCCACCGATCTCATCGAGGTGCCAGTGGACGGCGTCTACCGCCGCATCCGGACGACCTCCGTTACTTATGGCAAGCCCGGCCTGGTGCTGCTGAGGGGCATCGCGACGGACGGTGGCATTCCGGAATTTTATACCGCGCCAACCGGCAGCGGCACAATTCCACCGTCCGCCGCGGAGCCTGTCGCGCCGGTGCGGGTCGAATTGCTCGACATGCCGATCATGGTGGACGCACACGAGGCGTCGGCGCCAAGCTTTTACATGGCGTCGTGTCCGGTCGGCGTCGGTCGCTTTCGCGGCACCAGCCTGTTTCAGCCCACGGCGGACGGGCTCGACTACGTCGTGGCATCGGTCGCCGGACTGCCGTCGGTCATGGGTCAGACGGTGACGGCCCTTGCGGTCGGCCCGGCCTGGCGGTGGGACCGGAATAATACGGTCGAAGTACAACTCGACTACGGCAGCCTGCAGAGCCTGGCCGACGAACGCGTGTTGGCAGGCGCCAACGCGGCACTTATCGGTGACGAGGTCATCCAGTTCGCCCAGGCCGAACTCATCGGCGATGGCCGATACCGGCTGAGCCGGCTTCTGCGGGGGCAGCGCGGCACCGAGCACGAAATCGTCTCGCATCCGGCGGCGACCCGGTTCGTCCTCCTGGATCCGTCTCGGCAACCACGACCAACCTTCGGCGTGTCCCGGATCGGTTCTTCCATCGCATGGCGATTCGCGCCCGTCCCGCAGGGACCCGCCGGCGATCTGTCAGAGGAGTTGGTCTTTACGAACACCGGCAACGGCCTGCGGCCCTTCGCGCCGGTCTATCTCCACGCAGGACGTGATCCAGTCTCTGGTGACGTCAATCTTTCCTGGATCAGGCGGACCCGACTCGGAGGTGATGCCTGGCTGAGTGAAGTGCCGCTCGGCGAGGAGACCGAGGCCTACGACGTGCAGGTCCTGAGCGGGTCGACCGTACTGCGCACAAAGCGGGTGGCGGCACCGATGCTGCTTTACACCGCGGCTCAGCAGGGTGCTGATTTCGGCAGCCTGCCTGCTTCAATCACTTGGCGCGTCGCTCAGGTCTCGCGGGTCTACGGCCGCGGCGTCGCCTCCGAGCAAACTTCAACCCTTTAAGGACGTCTCATGCCGACACCGAACTTGGGCCTGCCGCAGCTTGCGGCAGACCAGGCGCAGAAGCACGTGCCTGTGAACGAGGCGCTGCTCGACCTCGACGCATTGGTCCAACTCGCGGTCCTCGATCGGAGCCTGTCGGCCCCGCCCGGCTCCCCCGCCGAGGGCGCACGTTACATCGTGGCAGCCGGCCCGACTGGCGCCTGGGCGACGCATGCCGATCATATTGCGGTCTGGCTCGACAGTGCTTGGCGGTTTTTCACTCCGGGGACCGGTTGGCTCGCCTGGGTAATCGATGAGGCGGCGTTGCTGGCCTGGAACGGTTCCGCCTGGGTGGATGCGTTGTCTGCGGTGTCCGCCATCCAGAACCTGGCACTGCTCGGCATACGGACGACCGCGGATGTCACCAACCGACTCGCCGTGAAATCCAACGGTGTGCTGTTCAGCCATGACGATGTCACGCCCGGCACGGGAGATATCCGCGCGACTCTGAACAAGAGCGCCGCCGGCAAGGATGCGGGCTTCACGTTTCAAGACGCCTTTAGCACGCGCGCTCTCCTCGGCCTGCTCGGCGACGACGATTTCAGCGTCAAGGTGAGCCCGGACGGCTCGACTTTCTATCTTGGCGTCTCAATCGATAAGGACACCGGCCACATTGGTCTGGGTGGAGCAGTTGCCGACGCGCTCAACGCGCTGATCGTGAAGGGCACAGCATTCCTGTTCGACCGCGAGACGGACGATGTCCGCTTCACATTCAACAAGGCGGCTGCCGGTGACGACGTCGCGCTCACCTTCCAGACCAACTACTCTGCCCGCGCGCTAGTTGGCCTCCTCGGGGATGACGATTTCACCTTCAAGGTGTCGCCGGACGGCTCGACTTATTACACCGGCTTTGTCCTCAAGAAAGACAACGGACAACTCAAGATCCCGCTCGCACCGAAATTCTCCGCCTATACCAATTTCGACAACTACATCGCCGCGAATACCTGGACCAAGGTCCAGTTCAACAACGCCGACTCCAACGATCAGAGCGTTTTCAGCGGCGGCAGCAATAATTTCACCGCGCCGTTCGCCGGGCCCTACGCGCTCGGCTTTTCGGTGCGCTTCAAAGCCAACGCCACCGTGCCGACGAAGGTGATCGCGACCTTTTACAAGAACGGCGCTGAGCTCGGGCGCGGCCGGGCTGTGTCGGGTGCCCCAGTCGATGATGTCACAACCTACAATCTCACCGTCCTTACGCCAATTGCTGCGAATGACGTGATCGACGTGCGGGTCAATTTCGCGACCAACGACGGCTACATCGAAAGCGATCACTCACATTTCTGGGGCCACTACGTCCCCTAGAACGAAACGCACCAAGAACCACAACGCCAGCCGCCCCCTCCGGGCGGCTTTTTTCATTGGAGGATGCCCATGGCGACGTCTACCTACGACGAGGCGCTGCGGCGCCTGCTGGCGCACGAGGGTGGCTATACCAACCACCCATCCGATCCGGGCGGCCCGACGAACTACGGCATCACGATCGCCGACTACCGCAAATACGTGAAGCCGAACGCCACAGCGGCCGACGTGCGCGTGATGAAGCTCGATGAGGCCAAGTCCATCTATCGCGCCAAATATTGGGCCGCCCAGCGCTGCGACGAGCTTCCGCCTGGTGTGGATGACAGCATCTTCGATTACGGCGTCAATTCCGGGATCGGCCGCTCCGGCAAGGTCCTGCGCCGTGTCGTCGGGCTTCCGGACAACACCAGCGTGGTCACTGACGAGGTCCTGAAAGCGGTCGCGAAGCGCGACGCGAAAGCCATTGTTGTCGCGATCAATGACGAACGCTTGCGATTCCTCAAAGGGCTGAAGACCTGGCCGGTTTTTGGCGCGGGTTGGAGCCGACGCGTCGCCGAGGTCAAAGCGTTTTCGCTCAGCCTCGCCGAGCGCTCCGTTGTAGCTCCCGCGCAGCCGCGCGCACCGGCCGCAACGGCAGCGCCAGCCAAGGGCGTGGTCCCTCCGCCGAAGGCCCTCAAAGGACTCGTCACCAAAGGAATACCGGCGGGCGGCGCGGCCGGCGGCATCGGATTTTGGGAGTGGATCGCCGCCCATCCTTACGAGTCTGGCGCCATCGTTCTCCTGAGCGCGAGTGCAATCGGCGGCGCCGTTTACGCGCTGAATGGCTGGCACCAGACGCGCCAAGAGGCGCCCACGCCCAATCTCATCCCCGTCTCGATCTGAAAGAGGATTTCATCATGCTGACCTTCGTCTTGATCTTTTCGACCATTGTCGCGGTCTACTGGTTTTGGGTTCGGCCGATTTTGAGGTCGCGGCCGGAACTACGCGAACTTTACCGGCAGGAGGAAAGCTTCCTCGTCGCTGTCCGCGAGAAACTCAAAGGCATCAAGCAGAAGCTCTCCTCTGTCTTGGTGATCGCGGCGAGTGCCGCGGTCAGCGGCTACGACTTTTTCACGCCAATTGTCAGCGGCGTCGACGTGAGTTCGCTGACAGCCCAGGTCCCCTCATGGGCTTGGCCCCTTGTGCTTATCTCGTTGACCGCGCTCTTTCAGTTCCTCCGAAATCTCGCCGACAAGCGGCACCAGTCCGAGCTCATCGAAGCCTCGCCAGTTGGGAGGGAATAGCCATGTGGACCTGGCTTGCCAGCCTCATTGGCGGGCCCGTGATCAGCGGGCTGATCAACGCTTACAAGGCCAAGCTCGATGCGGCCAACACCCAGGACCACATCGCCGCTGATCTAGCCGCCAAGGAAATCGAAGCAGAGATCGATGCTCGAAAGCAAGCTTCCGCAATCATCATCGCGGAACAAGGCCGGTGGTACACCGCGATCATTCGGCCGCTGCTCGCGTTCCCACTCATCGTCTACATCTGGAAGGTGATCGTGTGGGACAAGGTGCTGGGATTGGGAAGCACTGACCCGATAACAGGCATGATCTCTGATTGGGCTGGAATGATTCTCACCGCCTATGTGGGCGGTCGCTCCGTTGAGAAGGTTGCGCGGATCTTCAGGCGGTAGACGCACTGGTTCGCAACGTAGGTCGGTTCGACCCACGCCCGACAGGATCAATTCCAACATCGCTGCTGGGACGCCAAGCGGCGCCGGCCGACTGCGGAGCTACATCGATGCCCAATAGATTGGATGATATCAGCCGCGTCATTGGTAACATCGAGGCGGAGGTTCGTGGGCTTTCAGCCTCGATCGCTGAGGTGCGTCATTCCGCCGCCGAGCAGCATGGGGAGAACAGGCAACGGTTAGAGTGCATCGGCGCCAGAGTTGAAAAAATCGAGGCCGACATGAAGCCACTGGCCAAAACCGTCGCGACAATGGAGCCTATCGTGGCGGGCTATGCGGTGACGCGGTGGAAAATCGCCGGCGCATTCGCTTTGGGTACGACGCTTATCACCACGCTGGGTTGGATCGTCTCACTCTTTGCCGGCAAGATCATCACCTGGATTTTTTCGCTGTTTCGCTAA